AAGGATCCTTGTAATAAAATTTATTGTTGTCTTACAGAAAGTAATTGAGTTTTGTTCTCCCAAATCTCCATAAAAAAGAGGGGTGATAAACCCCCCAAACTTATTCATTTTATAAACCTTGTCAAGTTTTCTCCTATACGGTTTTCACTAAACTTAACATAATCCTCATCAATATCATATCCAATATACTCCCATCCCAAATTAACTGCTGCTACTGCTGTTGTACCAGTTCCCATGAAAGGATCAAGAACTGTTCCTGTAGTTCCTGTCAGTTTAAGACAATCCTCTACTAATCTAACTGGAAAAGTGGCAGGATGCTTACCTCTTAAATCTTTACTATTCACTGTTTCGTATGGTATGAACCAACAATTACCCTTATCTCTTAAATTAGGTTTAGTTTTTATTGTATTTTTACCACGAATATTTGCTTCATAATATTCGTATGGAACTCCTACCGATAACCTATCAACATTTACGTTACCATCTTTAGTAAAATGAAATAGATGTTCCCATGTAGGACACAAATATCTTTTACTGTTAATTGGTTTAAAGTGTCCACTGGTCTTATCATTTACATGTATAGATTTAACCCAATTGATATGATTCTGTAATAACCAATTATTTCTAATTACTAAACCAACTTCCATACCAATCCAAGGGTCTACATTAGAGTAACCCATGTTAACAAACAAATGTCCATCATCTTTAAGAACACGTTTACACTCAACAAATATATCCTCTAACCATTTAAGATACTGTTCTCTTGGTTTCTTATCTTTATACTTGCTATATTTAATATTCAGATTGTAAGGTGGAGAAGTAACGACAGCATCAATAGACCTGTCATCCAATTCTTTCATTCCTTCTAAACAATCACCCAAATAAAACATCTCTATCTCCAAATGGAATTGATCCTTTATTATATTGTGTAAGATCAGATCCTTTAACAAATCTTACTCTTACTTCTGGAAATGATACAACATCAGTAAAGATATAAATCATATTCATTGCATGTTCCCATAATTTCTGTTCATCAACTGATCTACCTGCACCTAACATTACACTAGGACAAAACTTAGCACCACCTTTAGTAAAACATTTAGCATCATACAATTGACCTGGAATATTTTTGTTTATATGATCATACCCTTTACCATCTTTAAATTCTAATCCATCATACCATTCTTCTAACTGAATTTCAAGAAATCCAGATGCTCTTCTACCATCAGTAAATAACTTATTTACTTGTTCCTGTGATAAAGTCCCAAATGATGCAGGACAATGAAAAACATCTGTCTTGCCCAACTCAATTGCTTTCATAAAATAGAACTACTCTCCAATAATATCATAGCATAAAAAAGGGACTCAATTGAGTCCCTTGTAATAAAACGTGATATGGTTTAAACCATTAAATCACATCAAATTCGTGACTTGAACACGTCTGTAATAGCGGTTGCTATTAACGTGAAGACGACCCAAACCTGCGTTAGCACCTTCGGCGAATGGGTTTGCAACCATGCCATATCTAGTCTTAAATCCAATTTTTGGTTGAAAACTATTCTCTCCAACTGCACGAACCATCTGTAAAGGCACGTAGGGACAATAAAAGAGACCAGCATCATAAGGACTAGAACCCTTATAACCAACAACATAATACTGATTACCACCAGTGTTAGATGAGGTTAGATTAGCCGAATAAGGATCAATATAAACTCTGAACTTACCGTTAATCGTACCAGCAAATGTATTACCAGTATCATCAACATTCAGGTTGGCGTTAAGTGCTGGAGTATAATCCAGAATGCCAGCCATCGTAAGTGCGGAAGCAACGTCTGCGGAACACAGAACCATGTTGCCCTTTCCTCTACGAGTTCTTTGGGCGATTGCGTTAGCATCTCGTTCGATCTGGAATAGAAGTCCTTTGAACTTCTCAACAGACCATCTACCATTGGAATCGACATCCAGGTCGAATTTACCAGCGGTAGCTGTGTTTGAAACAGCGCCTTGCTCAGCAACCTTGTAGATTGTTCTGATAACTTCTCTATTGATTTCCGCGAGGATTTCAGTAGAAAGAATGTTAGCAAGTTCTGCTTCTGCGTTAAGACCGTGAATGGCCTTAAGATCTTGAGCCAGTTCTAAACTGTACTCAGCTTTCAGTGCTCTGGACTTAGCTGTAACAGTGACTTTCTCGATAGAGAATGCCATCTGGTTAAAGGCGTTATCGCCAGTACCTTCAAGATTCTCAGCGTCACCTGTAACCATCCCCTGACCGACATCATATGCCGTGGAAGTAGCACTACCAACAGGGTTTAGTACACCAGGATTGGATCCGCTCTGAGCGGTAGTACCAATACCAGCGTCGATATCGCTCATACCTGCAGTAAGGTCAAAGCCCTTATTCTGGCCAGAGTATGCTGTATCTACTTCATCGTAGAATGTTTCAGCACCCGACTGATCGGTATAACGTGAACGCATTGCGAAGATCAGTCCAGTAGGACCGTTCATCGGCTGAACGCCAGCTAGGTCATAAGCGACCAAATTTGGCATAGAACGTCTAATCAGTGAGATTAGAACGGGATCGAAACCAGCGACTGGACCAGCAGCGGTTGCACCACCACTAAATCCACCACCTGCACCAGCTGCGTTACCGCTGTTGGTAGGGGTTTCCATCAGGTTGATACCTGAATTAAAAGCTTGCTCCTCAGATAGGAACTTTTCTTGGTTTTCTAACAGGACTGCGGTTACTGCTCTACGGTGAGTATCCTTGATTGGATCAAGACCCTCATAATCGAGAAGTGGACTCCACTTTTCCTGCAGATGTTCGGATTGGAACATTTGCGTTTACCTAATAATTGTGTTTGTTTGAATTGATATTAAATTCACTTGCTAAAAGCGCCAAGTGTCTTAAGATAAGAATCCATACTACCTGTTACAGGAGTAGGAGTACTATCTACACCCTCAGAAAGGGTTTCTTGGGATGATGTTTTAGCTACGGGAGATCTGGAGAAATACGACTCCTTAAGAACTTCCAGTTTTTCACGATATTCTACTTCACTTTCAAACTCCACACTTTCGGAAAGTGAGGCGAGCTTCTCTTTCTGTGTAGCTGCTAGGCCTTCAGAAACTTGATCAAGAATATTGCTGGCAACAGACTCACCGAGTCTCTTGTTTAAACCAACGTTCTTCTCAATTTGCTCATTGAGTTTGGTCTCCATATCATCTAGTTTTTCTACCATACTCTCAAGTACATCATATTTTTCTTCAGGGATTGTTACATAATGTTCTTCAAAAAGACCCCTCATTCCTTCAAGGAACGATTCGGTCATCTCAGTCTTGAGACCATGTTCGATAGCGAGTTGATTTTCTGTCATCCATTCTTCAGAAACATACTCAAGGTATGAATCAACACGCTCTTGAAGAGATACCTTCATCTCCTCAACTTCTTCTTGAAGCTTCTTATCGTATTCAGCTTCAACGGTTTCTCTAATTTCAGAAACCTTAGAAGAAATGGCGGCTTCAAAAATAACTTTTGCTTTCTCTCTAAACTCTTCGGAGAGTTCTTCTCCACCTAGAAGTGCGTTAACATCTTCTTCAACGTTAACACTATTATCTTCTTCTACTGTTTCTTCAACAACAGTATCAACAGAATCTTCAGAAACAATTTCTTCCTCTTCAATTACCTCATCGGTAACTTCAGTTTCTTCTTTTTTCATCGAATCTCCTGCTTGAGCTCCTTTATTGACCACATCCTTTACAGTTTTGATCTTGGGCTCTTTAAGTTTGGCGGAATCATCATCTGGCTTGTAATTTTCAGGGGTGGGTCCACCGAGATCTTCCCAAGTTGCCTGGGAGGTATCGATAGGATCTCCTGGTTTTGCGTTAGCATTCACAGCAGTTTTAGATTGCTCCATTTCTTGTAAATCTCCACGAGACATTTGAACTCTCCGGTTAACCTTTTATGATTTATATTTATTTATAATAAGTAGCCTTTATAGACTATTTAAGAAGTTGTTAAAAATATTTAACTTCTGCTCATCAAGTTGTTTTTGATCAATCAAAGTGTTGATCGTTTTGTATGTTTTGGTTGCCATCCTTTCACGTAGAATGCCGCCATCCCACACCCAATCCTTTCCTTCCATAATACCCTCAACAAAGGCATCAGGAGCAGAAGGATCAGCTACAATATCAGCAGCTGTTGAAAGCATGAAATCTTCACCAACGATGTTTACACCTTCACGGGTTGCTTTTAGAGAACCAATTCCTCTAGAAGAAACTCCAAGTCTAACACCTTCACTGATAAGTGATTCAGCAATTTTACCCATTGGTGTGCTAAGGATCTTAGCCTTACCAATAAAATTCGATCCACTCTCTTTTAAAGATACGATTTTATGAGATACCCTATCAAGATTAACAGTAGGACCATCGGGATGACCCAATTCTCCAAGAGCTCTTCCTGATTCAATATTAGATTCATTATATCTGGCCACCTCTTTACGAAGTGTTTCCATTGGATACATTCTACCATTACGATTTTGAATATTTCCTTGCAAGAAAACTCCCTCAATATAGAGAGCCTTTTTACCGTTCCTTTCCTCAACGATAAATTCTACTTGCTCAATTTCTTCTCTAATTAATTTCATCAGGCGTCTCCTGAGACTTGAACTTTTTGTAAAAAAACATTACCACTATTATTCTTAACAGCAATTTTAAATGAGCGTCTCAATTGAGCCCATAATGAATCAAGAAATCTTGTTTCACTTACGGAGCTATTTATAATTTTATAAGGGCTACTCTTCCTCTCCACCATCACCAGAATCTAAATTGATATCACTATCCAAATCCGCAGAAATTTCTTCTGGACTATCATCTACATCCAAATTAACATCCTGATCAAAAATAGATGATGCAACATCTGGTCTGATGGATTGAATCCTCTCAGAACTCTTATTGTAAAGAATATCTTTAATCATATCACTTGCTTGAGATGGTGATTTATCTGTTACAAGCAAATCCATAAGCTCATCCATAGTCAATAAAATAACATCACCCCTATTTAGTCAAATTTAAAAGAATTAAATTTCCCCACCTTTAGGTAGCTTTATCTCTGTTGCTGAGTTATCTAGTTCAGGATCTTGCATATTTGATATCGAATCTTCTCCCATTTCCTCTTCCATATCTGGCATAGGAGCTAATGGATCAATAGTAATTCCATTTTCAATCTCTAAAGCGATCAATTTATCCTGCTCAATAATTTCCTCATCAGTTTGACGAAGAATTTTTCTCCTCACATAATCAGCAGAATAATATCTACCAACATAAGGATCAGCAATAACAGCTAAATTAACTCTTTCAGTCATTAACTCAGAATCCTTCATTTCAGCGAAATGATTATCATATAAGAAATCATATTGAATATGATCTGACATCATATCCCAGTCTTCTGGGGTTACAACATTCTTAAGAAGTAATTGTGTTCTTAGAATATCACTGAATAGATGAGAAAATCTCTTTCTCATTCTACCAACAAACTTACTAAATTTAATCTCATCCCTCATAATTTCTGAGGACCTACCAAGACTAAATCCACCAGAACCATCTACTCTGGACTCAGGAACATTCAATGATCTATAAAGTTTCTTTTGGAAATACTCAATATCAGCAAGTTCACCAAGATTTTGTCCACCCGGAAGTGTTGTAATTTCTGTTCCTCTACCACCTTCTCTACGTGGCAGCCAGAAATCTTCCATCATGGACATAAATTTCTTATCATCTCTAATTTCACCAGTATTGGCATCATACACCAACTTGTTACGATAACGATTCATAACATCACGAAGGTATTGTTCTGCCTTCATCTTAGGAAGATTACCAACATCAATATAGAAAATTCTACGTTCTGGTGCTCTTGATAGTCTGTAAATGACAAGACTATCCTCAATCATCATCAACTGATTGATTGGTTTAATTGCTTTATGTAACCAGGAAAGTGTTGATCCCTTATTTCTATCTACAAGACCCGATGTACAATAAGTAACGGAATCTCTACTCATCCTAACACCCTTCTGAGCAGAAGGTGAACCAGACCAATTAGGGCTACCACCACCCTTATTAAATGTTTCTGGATTATATAAAAAATACTCTTCTATTTCAGGAAAATCATATGTAGATGGATTCTCTTGATTTGCAAACTGATTATCACTATTGGCCTTCTTCTTCATCTGACGTATAAAACGCATCTTCGATGCATCAACGTACCTCAACTCCTGAATACCATCATGAGGATTTTTCTGATCAATTACTTTGTTGTAATAAAGTCTACCGTCAATATACCAATTCCTAAAAATTTCATGAGACTTCTTATCAAAGTCAAGAAGCTCAAGAATGTATTTAAATTCTTCTCTAATTGTTTTTTTGATATTATCACTAGCGTTCAAATTAGACAATTCAATTTGAACTGGAGTATCATTTGTATCTGATACAATTGCTTCATTTACGATATCTTCAATAGCGCTATCACATTCTGGATAAAGCGCCATTTGACGATATCTTCTTATTAAATCATTCTCTGTTTTATATACACCTTCAATATCTATATACGAACCAAAAAATCCAGAACTAATATAATTCTCCGACCCATCCTGATTATTAGGGGGGACCGGAGATACTATACCTGGTGATTTATTTTCAGTATCCTCAATTGAAAAACCAAACAACCGTGCCATATCAATATTCTACTTAGAATTTTACCTAAAGGTATTTATCAGCTAATTAGAGTCTCTGTTGGAGAAGCTGCATTAGACTGAAGTGAATTACCAACAGTAAAGTACTGAAGAGCGAAGTCAACAGTAAAGTCTTCTATAGTATCAACTTGTTCATAACTTAAATCAATAGCACTTATTGATGTTGGGAAAATATCATAGAACTTATAAGTTCTAAGTATAGAACTTTGACCACCATCATTAGTAGAAGAATTCATAGTAGCTCCTCTACCAAGTTGTTGAACATAAGCATCTGTCATATAAGAAGATGGATTAGCAACACCAGTGTTGTCATCCAACTTACTCATAATATTTGCCCACTGTTCAAAAGCGGTTCTCAGTCTGAAATTCTCATCATTAATAATAGTAACTGACCAAGGATCGAATGTCCTATCTCCAGCTACATGTAATTGTCTTCCTCTAAAAGGTACTGTAACATCTCCAATATTTGAAGATGGTAGTGAAGCTGCTTTACATAAAAATTTAAAATCACCATTCTCGCTACCATCACCAGTACCCCAAGCATCAAATACTGAAGATGGGAAACTGGGAATGGATACTTCAAATAGATTAGATCGGGCTCCACCACCCGATAGTTTTGATTTAAATTGTGAAAGGGTTTTTGTTTCAGCCATTTTTTTTAAGATCCTCCTATGGTTTTAGATATAAATCAAGCGGTACCTACAACTTCCTGGAAGCTGATACCAGTTCTGGTAGCAACAAAGGAAAGAGTAATGTAGTTAATTGACTTGGTTGGCTTCATGAAAATATCAGCTCTGAATTCATTGTTATCAACAACATCAGGAGTATTATTTGATTCATCACAAACTACTAGGAAATCATAAATTCCTCTCTTAGCTTGAACATCACGAAGATAAGGTTCAACAATGTTAACAAAGTTTGATCTTGTATTAACATCATTTAATTCAAACAATTGAGCATTAGCAGCACCTTCAAGTGCCTGCTCTACTGTAAGGAACAACCTTCTAACATTGATTCTATCAAAAGATGAAGCGTATGAAAGGGCCGTTTTATCACCAAATAAAGTAATACCACTACCTCTTTGGGTAACGATGGAATTAACTCTAGCTGAGTAAAGTTTATCTCTTTGATCTTTATTTGGATTATAAGATAACTTGATAGCGTTATTGAGAACACCTCTCGATGTACCTGCTGGTGAATACCAAGGATAAGCATCTATAGTAGTTCTAACCATCATACCAGCTATATCACCATTACAGGGAATATAACGGAATTCATTATTAAATCTATCATAGGTATACTTATAACCACTATCAAATACAGCGTAAGATGAAGAAGAAAGTGGACTAAAGAATTTTAATATATTATCTGTTTGTGTAGTTGAATTAGTTGTACCAACAACATTTTCTCTATGAGGTGAAATAGTTGCCATACAATCTTTTCTACCTTCAGCCAATGAAATCAGATGATTTGCTTTAGCTTGTGATTCAGATTCTTTTACAAGACCTGGACCCATAATAAGATAATCAATAGCTATTTCATCTTTATTAGAGAATAAATCATATGAAGTTACCAAACTAGCAAGAGATGCTTCCATTCCACCAGTAGCGGAATAATCTACACCACCTGTTAATGTATAAGATACATTTCCAATACCACTGAATGATACCCCTTGAGCATCTTGTCCCCATACACCTGCACCAGTTGTAATAGGAGTAAAGTTAGCTGAGAATCCACTTGCTAATGGTGCGGTATTCCATTGAGTATCTACAGCCTGTGATGGATTATATCCAGCGTAAATATACTCAGAATTTAATGCTAATGAATCCTTGTAATATGTTTTACGTGGGGAATCACCATCAGCAAGAGAATCAGATGCTTTAGATAAGAATGTATGCTTCTCTAAAACATTTCCTTGAATGCCAGTTACATCACCACTATCATCAATAACAACTACATGAAGTGAATCATTACTACCACTTCTAGAATCGGAATAATTACTAGTTGATGGTTTCTGTGCAACACTCTTCCAATATACTGTAGAATTTGTTAATCCTAAAGTTTGTGCATCATACCAATCAACAACAGTAGTTGCAGAAGAAGCTGTAGCTGAACTTAATCCGGATGTATTTTTGAACCACAAAGTATTCGTGGTTTCAAATGATTTTCCAGAATCATTCTCGGTATATGTGATTGGATAATCTGTTCCTGCTGTAGATACCCTAGAAGTAATTTTTACATCTATTGTACTCTTACCATTAGTAGCATCAGTACTAACACCAGTAATGATACCTTTGAGATATCCACTAAATTCAGAAGTACTTCCATTACCAACTACAACTGCATTTGTAAGTGCTGTAGTTACACCAAAACCCACTTCTGCTCCAGATTTTCCTGGGTTGGTAGTAGTAATACCAATAGTTTGGTCAGTTGCATTATCAATAACACAAACTTTTAATGTATTTGACCAGGTTCCTGGATTTTTAGCAGCAAATGTGAATGAGTTATCCGTAGTATGATTGGATTGATAATCATCATAATTATCAATAACCAATTGGTTCTCATTAGCAGCATTGACACCAGCATTACCATTTCTTAAGGTAGTGCCACCAGTTCTAACTACTTTCAGAACTCCTCCATAAGAAAGGAAAGAAGAAGCTGCCATCCAGTATTCGTATTGTGAATCAGTAGAAATTGGCTTACCAAATGTATTAATAAATTGTTGCTGCGTTTGGATGTCTATAGCCTCATCCACCGGTCCAATCGAAAATGGACCTGCAATTGCTCCAATGTTATCAAGAACATTTTCTGCTCTTCCGACTGTTAAATCAACTTCTCTGACGAGTACGCCTGGAGATAATTGAGGAGTCGCCATGTTTTTCTCCCTATAAGTCTCGTTTATCTAAGAAATATTTATGAAAATAAGCATCTTGACACGGGGAAGCATGGGTGTAAGCACATCACCAATCTGGATATGACCAATCAACAAATGGTGATTTATTTTTTCTATTATCAACTAATCTTCTTATTGTACAAACTTTACATTCATATGAGAATGAAGAAGCTACAGGACCTCTACTTTTACGTGTCCTATAAAAATCATTAATAAGATTTTTTACTTCTCCACAAGTCTTACATTTCCTAGTATTTAATAATAAATGACCAAGTTTTATTTGATAATCTATATCCACATCAATAATCCCACATATAAGAAAACTCGTGGGACCTATCACCATATTCATCAGTATGCCATCTATCACCATCATCATCTACAAAACTAGTATCATCCATTCCATCAGATATAAATCCAAATGGTGCCATATCTTGTTCTATCTGATTCTTCTGTTCTTCATATAATCTTTTTCTAACATCCTGGTCAGTTAATTCTTTAAAATAATCCTGTGCAACTAACCATGCATATATTACTAAACACATAGCAAGATCATCATTACAACCCTCTTCCGCTTGAAATGAACCATGCTTTTGAATAAAAGTTGTTAATTCACTCAATATATCATAATCCCTAAAGATAATCTTATCTTCTTCTATCATTGTCTTGAGATTAAGAGACCCAACCTTTTTAACTGTTTTAGACATCTTAACACCAAGCTGTGTCTTATTACCAGAAAAACCTTGACCTACAACCTGTCCAGCTCTTCCTCTCATAGAACACATAAGAAGATTTTGATACTCCAAATCATATTGAAGAATAGAAGCAACTTGGTCTCCTACATCATTAACCTCACAAAGAATAAATGCTTGATTATAACTCCTAGCAATTTCATATATTATACTTGGGAATAACATAGGTTTAATAGTATTATCCCTATACTTTGCCACTAATTGATGGGGAAACTCTGTTATATCTACAACAATAAATGCAGAATAATCCCCTCCTACACCTCGTGCCACATCAACAGTGAGAGCATAATCATGTTCTTTTATTGGTTCTATAAAAACATCTAATCCACCATTTGTTTTTATGGGTTTATCATATACCAAAGATCTAAGTTTACTTGGAGCAATAAGAGTATCAACAGACCCTAAAAATTCACACTCAAACTCAATCTTAAACTGTTGTTCAGATGTGTTTGCGATAGTTTGTTCTTTCCATACTTCATCTCTACCTGGAACATCAGACCAATGAACTTCAGTGGGTTTATATTGATTTTCACCTCTTTCAGCATCATGCCATAAACGGTAAAAATGATTCATACCGTGAGGCGTTGATACAATAATTACTTTCGTGCTTTTACCAGAAGTAATAGTAGGATAAACAGATGCAAAGAAGGAGTCAGCGATGTGATTAGGGACGAAGGCGAACTCATCGAGGAAGAGGATATTGAACGACATGCCTCGGACAGCACTCGCAGATGTAGAAGCTGCCAATATCTTACTGCCATTTTCTAACTCCAATGAACCCCTATTCCAAGACAATATACCTTGTTGCATCCATTTAGGTAAGTTCTCATAAGCAATCTGCAATCTACCTAATAATTCTCTTGCAGTTGCTGCTTTATTTGCAAGAATACCTACATTAACACTATC